GAGCAACAAGTATTTGACACCTGCCACCCCGCATACAGAGCATTGAAATGAACGTTTACACATTCCTCCAACACACTGATGAGATTATTTCTCGCACGTTTACCGTGCGAAATGATGTTACTTTCCGTAATGGAAAGCGTGGAACCCGCGAAGAGAAGGTGTGCTTTATGCGATCCGAAGTCTTAAAGACTGAATTAATCGCGCACCTCCCTCCCCTCACGGCTCCCCATCTGTCCCTCGTGGACATCATCCTCACAAAGGAAGAGATCGACGCGGCGTGGGCTGAGTTTGACGCAACAGGGAAAGATCCCTATATCCGCGTCCCATCTCACCGACCCACTCCCCTCGAACGCTACAATCATGAGCTCGAACACGCCCGGTGGCGGGCACAACAAGATAGCAATTTCGTTGCCTCTCAGTATGCCGCGTTAGGAGATCTCTCCTTTCTCGGCGGACCTGAGGAAATTGCTGTCGGGAAGGCGGCGGTTCTTATTGAGAAAGAGCCGTTCCTTCCCGACTACATCCTCATGGAGTTCTCGGAACCTGGGGATGTAATCACCGCCGTATCCTGGGTCGGATCGGCACCCCCGTCAAAAACAATAATGGCGGGGGCGGAGCCCGTTTGTATTCCCGAGATTGTCTATCAGACACTCTACGGAATTCGAGCGGTGCTCCTGACCCTCTTGGACGCTGGTGGGCGTCTTTGTGCGGACAAGGACTACTTGGGAACTTCCTCCGTATCTTGCGTTCTCACGGCACTGGACATAATGATCAAATGGTCACCAAAATCCTTTGTCCCGAACGTTAAGTACTGGAAGGACTACTCCCTCGCGGTCTTTCTCCGAAACCCACCACCAAAGGTTCCTGAGACCTGGCCTTTCGACACCTGGGAACCTTTATTCTCCGGCCGTCTCCGTGAGTTCTGGCGCCGTATGGCCCACCCCACGGAGTGTTCGGATGCCCCCGAGATCTTCCGCGCGAACTTTTCAATTGCGCAGTCGAAGCGGGGGTTCGCCACTGTACCGGAGGAGTTCAAGAGATCCTCCTACCAGGGCCACGCGCAGAAATTGTCTACGCCTCCTCCTCCTCAGGCACCTGAGGTGATAGCCGATCTGAAGACCTTTATTAACGTCTTCTTTCGAAACTTTCGCCCCAGGGACCTGATTGGGTCTTTGACTCAACGAGAGGCAACAACCTCCGCCACGAACCAGGCTAGCCGGGCTCAGGGTGGTGGCCGAGCGGAACTCCGGGCCGGTCTCAAGCATCGCTTTGACACCAACGCCGACGGACTTACTCGCATGGTCCCCCTTGATCAAGGCGTCGTGGAGGAGCGGGGACTCCTCCCCCCCACCCGCGATGAGTGGCTCGCCATCGTCAAGGAACCGATCTCGTTCGGTTACGATGCGCTCCCACCGAAGCTCAAGGAAAAGATCCCCATTTCATGGAGAACAAAGCCCTTCTGCAAGGTCATCGCCCTCCAGGAACCCTTAAAGATCCGCATCATCACCAAGATGCAGGGTCTCTCATCGTTCCTGGCCGGTCCCGTCCAAAAAGCCCTCTGGTCCTACCTTCAGAGATTTCCTTGTTTCGACCTCACATCACGTACCTTCTCGGAAGAAAACGTATATGATATGATGGAACGCGAAAGGAAACTTCACGGCGACAGGACTGCGGATTTTGTCTCAGGTGATTACTCCGCCGCAACCGATGGACTCGATATCCAGGCCACCAAGCTCGTCTTGGAAGCCATCGAGGCCAAACTGGTCGGCGAGGATCGCCATCTGATTCCGCACCTCCGTGCCGTGCTCCTCGAACAGGTACTGATCTATCCGAAGGATGCCGAACAGGATCCCGTACTCCAAAAGAACGGGCAACTGATGGGCTCGGTCCTCTCGTTCCCTATCCTCTGCATCTTGAATCTATTTACATACATTCAATCGCTTCCGGATAAGGTCCGCAAGGACTTCCTCCATGGTCGACGAGCATTCAGACTCCTCCCCGTTCTGGTGAACGGCGACGATATCCTTTTCCGCTCTGACCCCGAGCAGTACCAGCGCTGGCTTGCCGCGACTAAATCGGTTGGGTTCACCCTCTCTCTCGGAAAGAACTTTGTTCATTCCCGATACATGACGGTCAACTCCCTCCCGATCGTCTTTGACGAGTCAACACCCGCCCGCCTGGTGAAAACCGGTCGGATTACTTCGTGGACCCTCTCTGAACCGTTCTCGGAGCAGCTCTCCATCCCAACCAGGATTCCCTGGGCTGATCTGGATGAGCTCGATGAGACGCATCCTTGGGTGTTCAAGAAGAGCCACAAGTTCCGTGTCCTTGGATACATCAACTTGGGGCTTCTCCTGAACCTTGCAGAGACGACTGACGAACGGGGCCGCCACGGCCTTGTCCCTCTGTCCTCGTGGTATGAATGGGCAGTAATTGGTGCGATGGACCCTGTAAGGGCCCACAACCTCTTTCTCCACTACCACAAGGAGGGGATCGCACGTCAGACTCGCTTCGGCAAGTGGACTCTCAACCTCTTTGCTCACCCGCTCCTCGGAGGCCTTGGATTCAAGGTTCCGGAGGGAGTAACCCCTCGGTTCTCTGAACCCCAGCGACACCTCGCGTATCGCCTCCTTGAGGCAGCCAAGCAGGAGTTCGTTGGACCCGCCGAGGATCATCCTCTTCGACCCTTCACGCGCCTGACGGCGATCAATACCGTGGAGACGTCTATAGGAACGCTCGGAGCCCGTCGGTTTATATCGGCGACTCTGGATGCCCCTATAGGCCCGCTCGAAGATGGCCGCTCGCAGTTCGACTCCGACTTCACAGTCAGAGCCAACCCACTCGTGGTTGACTACTTCGAGCCGGAGCCCACTGAATTGGTGGCCTCCTGTCGACTCTCGAACGACGAACTCCGCCGACTCCTCAAGGGGTCGAACCATGGCCGAAAGGACCTTCTTCCCGTTGGGGAGATGACCTCCTTCCCCTTTCGAATTGTCACTTACAAACCGAAAGAGGAAGAAGTTGTCCCAGTAGTCGCGGAGTCAGCTCCCATCGAGTCCCACCCATCTCCTCCAGCCATCGTCGTCGAACTGGAGTCCTGGGAATACCTGCCGGTGGTATCCCGGCCCTTTACCGCTTCGGATCTTCGTGAGACATCGCGGACCCTTAAGTCAATCAAGACGCCCACGACCTCATCGGTCAAGGCCCGCCTTCGAGAAGACTACAGGGTCCGTGCCTCGCAAGGTCTCCTCCCAGACTATACCCCCTCCCGGACGGGAAGGTATTCTAGAAAGGGAGGGAACAAGTGGTGAGGGCGAACCGTCCTGCCATGAGTCAGTTACTCTAGGGAGTCCACGCGTGGTTCATTCTGGCCCAAAACGGTGCCCATCCGGGCTTAATACTTCCGTACTAACCAAAATGTCGAACGACTGCACGGCGCCTTCAGATTTCCATCTGTGACGCGTGGATGTACAGTCTCCGAATTGTATCGGGTCTTCCCCACAATACAATAGCATGACTCGAAAGAATCAACAACAACCACTTAGGCGAACACGCCTACCCGGTCGACCCGCCCGCATCCGCGGCCGTGGCGACTATACCACCGAGGTTCAGTCGATCTCGGACCCAGCCCGTCGTCTCGAAGCTAAAATCGATCATCTCGAGAGGTCCCTCGTTAAGAAGAACCTCACGAAACTCGATGCGGCTTCCACGATCGGGAGGACCCTGGGAAACTTCGTCAACCAGGGTGACCTCGGTGCGTACGCAGCGTCGTCACTCGCGAAGTACTTCGGACACGGCGATTATCGAGTTAAATCGAATTCGCTCATGGCCGGAGACACTCACGTCGGAGCCACCTTCCACAAGGATGGGCCACGTGGGACAAGGATCACGGAACGAGAGTTCATCGGAGACATCCGATCGGGTTCAATCATGGACGGTTCCACTATTTTCAATAGTCGAACCTTCGAGATCAATCCCACCAACAAGGAATTATTCCCTTGGCTCTCTCGACTCGCTCCCCTCTACGACCAGTGGCAGCCAAACGGCATCGTCATCGAGTTCGTCTCAACCTCCTCGGAGTACAACGGGTCGTCGCAGGCTCTCGGTACCATTATCATGGCAACCGACTATGATCCATACGACGCACCGTTCTCATCCAAACCGGAGATGGAGAACTCGGACTATGCCTGTTCGACCAAGCCCGCCCTCAGCCTCGTCCACGGAATCGAGTGTGCACAGTCTGAAAGACCCAGTAAGCTCTTGTATACTGACCTCCTTAATGGAGCTCCTAAGACAAGTACTTCGCTGGGTAGCTTTCAAGTAGCCACTCAAGGAATGTCGGCAGCAGGAGTCTCTCTCGGAGAACTATGGATATCTTACGATATCACGTTCTACAAGAAGCAACTCGTGCCAGCAGACTTCGCAGGAATCCCGGGCCTGTCGGCTATCGGATCGTCCGGTGACGGAGATCCCCTCATTGCCGGTGCGGTCATCACTGCGAACAGTGGCAACTTTACGTTGACCACCGAACCAGGTGGTGTCCGCATCGACCTCGGGTCTCCCAGCGCCGGCACCAGATTTCTCGTAGCATACTACCGAGTCATCGGGGTTCCCGAGGATGATACCAACCTCGTTTCCCCTTCCGGACTGGTAGGCTGCACGGTACTCTCCGCCCGAATCGGCGGTTGGGTTGCCGGCAGCGGGCACGCGGGCATCACTGATGTCACCATCGAAGCCACGGGGGGACCTTTGTCCTTCCTCACCCTCAAGACCGGCGGGTCCTCATTCAGTTCTCAATACACCTTTTGCATCACGCAAATGGGTAACGACAACTTCTTCTGAGAACTCGTCCGACTCTACAGATGGTGGTGGCCCTTCGGTCCCATCGGCCGGGTAGTCCGATTTACTACCCTACCCCCTTCTTGGATCAGTTGATCCGGAGCGGGGTAACTCCAAGAGAGGCCTTTCACCTCTCGGGCACTTTCGTGCTCAGGTCCTTCCCGGACCCGGGGCGGCCAACGGCCGCCCCACAGACTCATTAGAGTTGAGTCTGCAAAACTCTTGGGGCTTTTCACCCCCAGGGTACCTTGTACCTGAACCTTTCGGTTCAACCTCACGGGTGGTCCGTCTAACCATCCGGCCCCCTGATTCGGTTTCGCAAGAAACCTGGGTCAGGGAGCAAACCCAAATAGAGGCCTCCCACCTCCCGGGTGCATTCTTTATAGTGTGCACACTGGGTCGTCTGATACCCTCACTTTCGACATCTGGGGACTCATCCCCCCACCTACGACCTCTCTTCCGTCTTGAGAGAGCAGATCGTATATGATTGATCATCATACGGACCCCGCCCGGGGCCCGATAACCAAAGATATCTCATGGAACTGGATTGGCATCCAGTTGTGGCACGCGCGAGCGCCCACCGCGAC